CTACTCCCTAACCTCAACGAGCGGCACACTCGCCACTTCGCCCGCCAGAAACGTCGCCCGGCTGACCGCGAGCCGGTCCTCCGCGAACCGTACCGGCACGTCGAAGCGGAAGCCCGCCGTCACCGCCACGCTCGCGGCCGGCGCAACATCGAACACCACCGCGCCCGCATCCACGCTCCACCCGCTCGCGACGCCGACGCCATCCAGCGCCACCATCACCGTCCCCGTCACCGGCCGTGTGATGATCCGGCGCACCGCGTCGTCGCCCTCACCATAATGCTTCACCAGCGCAAAGCGCGTCCGCACGCCGTCGCCCGCGCCCAGCAATTGATCGAGCGCGGTCGGCGTGCCGGTCATCCCGTGCGAGCTGTCATCGAACGGATCGCGAAAGCGGAAGGCGCGCGCAGCACCCCGCCGCGCGCGAAAGAAGGCGATGAGCGCACCCACATCCGCCTCGGAGCGCACCCCCGGCCCCGCGTCATAGCCCATGCGCGCGTCCGCCCAGTCGGCGTTGCGCTGCTCGAAACCAGCAGCGGTGGTCACGATCGCGGTCGAGAAGCCCGGCTCGACGCTGGCATGCGCGCCCACCGCCAACGGAAAGTCCACATCGTCGAACGCCTGCACATCCGCCTCCCCAAGATCGAAATGAACGAACCCGTCGCGCAACACCTGCGGCAGCGCCCAGACGAAGGTCTCGGCCGTGCCGCGCTTGGCGGCGGCCTCAGCCGCGCCCGCGATCGCGCGCCACTGCGCCCGGTCCTCCGCATTGAGCACGAAGCCGCTGTAATAATGCTGCTCTGAGACCGGATAGCCCAGCCGCGCGCTCGCCTCCGCGATCCCGCGTGCCGTCGCACCCCCATCGCCGCGCGTCACCCAGTCATAATCCTCGAGCTGCAGCACGTCGAAAGCGGGCGACGCCCACCCCATCGGCAAATTGGCCCGCCGAATGTCCGGCGCGGCCGGATCGAGCACGCTCGGCAGATAGGCCAGCAGCAATATCTCGGCCTCCGCCGCCTCGTCCCGCACCGCCACCGCCAGTGCCGCGGTCGATGCCGCCAGCAGCGCCCCGGCCTGGTCGAGCAGCGCCTTTTGCGGTGCCGACAGGCTGCCCCGAACGTCCGCTATCGACACCGGGCTGCCCCCGAACGCCGCAATCGCCGCGTCGTCGTACAGGCACGGCCTGCCGTCGGCCGTCACCCACCACCATGGCTCGCCGATCTGGAAGCGCACCGCCGCCCCCACATCGCGCGCCATTCCCGCGAACGCCCGCGCAACCGTCTGGAGATACGCCATCGCCTCGTCGTTCGCCGGGGAAAGCAAGGTAGACGGCGGCACCCACCCGGTCAGCGCGGGTGCGCCATCCTCTGTCCGCTGCTTCCACGCTGGCGGACAATGCGTGTCGAACAGCTCGTAGGACAGCGACAGGATCACATCATAACCGGACGCCTTGGCCCGCGCGATGAAGTCGGCATGCCACGCCGCGCACGCCACGTTCAGCGCTCCGCCAGCGCTTGTCGCCAGATAGTCGCTGCCGCTGCGCGCGAGCCGGAAATAATGGCTCATCCCGACATAATGGCTGATGATATCCCGGTAACCCAAATGGAGGATGTTGCGCAGCAATCGCGCCGGCGTGAGGTTGTAGCTGTCGTCATATCCGTCCGCGATGCGCAGCCCGTGTTCCGGCAGCAGCGTGTCGCCGATCGCCAGCGTCGATCCCCCGCCCTCGCAGCGCAGTTCGCTGATCTCGGCCCAGCTTTCGACCGGCGTGGTCAGCGGGGCATCGCTCATGTCATAGCCCGGCGGCACCAGCGAGATGAACATCCGGTCGATGTCCCCGGCCCACACCGGATCGGCCTCGCCAGGCAGGATGAAGCCGCCGTCGATGTCCGCGAAATCGAGCGCGATCTCTGCGTCGTCCGGATCGCCCTCGGCATAGTTCCACAGCCGCACATACCAGGTGCGCGCGCCTCCATCGGCACCGCGTCCCTCGATCGTTAGCGTCGGACCATTGATCGCATCCAGCCCGACCAACCCGGCCGACCGCCAGCGGAAGCGCAGCCGGCACTGGCGGAAATCGCGCGCGGTCTCGTAAGCCAGCAAGGGATGGTCATGCCGATCCTCCGCCTCCCAGATCAGCCCGCACAGATCGTCCCGCCGGTAAAACAGCGCATCCACCCGCAGCGCATCGGCGTCGGTCGTCGTCACCGCCGCCATCATCGGGCGCGGAAAATTCACCGTCCAGAACCGCGGATCGAACCGCTTGATGAACGAGCGAACCTGCTGATCCGCAGGCGAAGCAAGCCAATACCCCACAAATCCTCCCCACACCGTGGGGAGGGGGACCATGCAAAGCATGGTGAAGGGGGGCTCGCCCCAGGGCGCACCGCTCGCCGTTCCATCCCACCCCGGATACCATCGTCATCCCAGCAAAAGCTGGGATCTCATGTGTCTTCGATACAAAACGGAAAAGAGATTCCAGCTTCCGCTGGGATGACAGCTATGTTCACTCAGCCGCCACCAGCGCCGCACGCACGGCACGCGCCACCTGCCGCCCCGAACGCGCCAGCGCCGCCGGCTCGTTGCCGCCCGGCGCATTGATCGTGATCGACACCCGCACGTCGCGGCCTGCGCCATTTGCTCCGGACAACACCTGCCCGCTGGCCGCCGGCACGAACAGTTCCGGCCCGCGCTCGCCCACCATATAGGCCCGTCCGGGCGAAACCGGCCCACCCGTCGCCCGGCCCGGCGCGCCCAGCAGCGCCCCGATCGCCGTCGTCGCCAGTGACAACAGCCCGCCCGAACCGGCGCCGCCCGCCATCGCGCCCACGCCATTGCGGATCGCCGCCGCCGCGATCTCGTCCATCACGGACAGGGCGACGCGCTTGAGATCGTCAAAACCCAGCTTGCCGCTGCGAATGCTGCGCAGCAACGCGCTCTCGATCGTCCGGCCGGCCCGCTCCGCCCCGCCGCCCAGTCCATTCTCGATCGATCCGCGCATCGCGTCCACGTCGCGCGCAAAACCAGCGGTGTCGGCGCGCACGCTGATCACCAGACGCTCGATTTCCTCATCCATCGGGAAACATCTCCATCAATCGCGCGACGTCGCTCATCCCCGCGCCCGTCACGGTCTCGCCCCCGTCGAGGGCTTGCAGCACGCACAGCAACTCAGCCGGCGTCGCACCCCAGAACTCCCCCGGCCGCCACCCGAGCAACACTCCCGCCAGCCCGGCGAGGCGCGATGCTGTGGTTTGAAAACTTTCTGCCGTGTCATCCCCGCGAACGCGGGGATCCAGCTGCAGGGTGTCGAATGGATTCCCGCCTGCGCGGGAATGACTATCCATGAGCTAGCTTCCCGCCAAAATCTGCCGGATCAACACCCGCAACACCGGTGTCGCCGCCGCGAGCCCGCCCTCGGCCACCGCCTCGCCCAGCCGTTCGCGCGTCAGCGCCTCGGGCCGATCCGCAACACAATGCCAGAACAGCGCCACCATCTCGCCCAGCCGCAACCCGCCCGAAGCCGCGCGCTCCACCAGCGCGAACAGCGGCCCCAGCTCCTCTTCAGCGGCAACCAGCGCCGCAAAGCTCGGCCGCAACACCAGATCGACCCCCGCCACCCGCAACCCCGCCTCTCCCCGCGCGGGATTGGCAATTCCTCCCCGGAACGGGGAAGGATCTACGATTGTCCTCATAGCGACGTGACCGGCCCGCTGCTTTCCAATGCCAGCGTAAAATTCCGTTCGCCGTTGAAATCACCGACATAGTCGAGCCGCGTCAGCAGGAACTTGCCCTGCATCCGCTCCCCGCTTTCGAAGGTCAGCTGGTAATCGTCGACGATCCCGCCGAGTGCATTGTTCTTCAATCGCACTTCCGCCGCCGACCCGGTGAACACGCCCGCCCCAGAAACCGAGACCGACCGCACCCCCGCCCCCGGCAACAGCTCGCGCCAGCCGCCGGACGATTTGTTGGTGATCACCACCGCCTCGCCATTGATCGAAAGCTGCGTCGTCCGCAGCCCCGCGACGGTCGAATAGACCGGCGTCCCCCCGCCGTCGCCGATCTTCAAAAGAAACGCACTGCCCTTCTCGGCCGCCATGATTATCTCCTATTGAGTAAACGAAATCCCATCGCTTCTTTGCCCTCTCCCGCGCGCGGGAGAGGGTTGGGTGAGGGTCTTCTTTTGATCGACCACGCGTTTTTCACCGTCATCCCCGCGCAAGCGGGGATCCAGTTACCACAGTGGTGACTGGTGAAAGCATTCAGGGCCAGCACCGGAGCGCAGGAAATCGCCATTTGCAGGCCGTTATGGGCGCAATAGCGACCCGTCCCTAATCGGCCAGCGTCCGCGCGCGATATTGCACCAGTCCCCCCCACGGCCCCGCTACATCGCGCGCCACAGCGGAGCGCAGCAAGGCCAGGCTCACCAGCCAGTGACCGCCGAGATTGCGGTTCATCGCCTCGATCGCGGTTTCGGCCTCGCCCATCAGGGTCAGCAGCCGCGTCGCGTCATTGCCCTCGTCCCAGATCGTGATGCCGATGCGGTGCTCGCGCCCGCTCGCGGTGACGTGGCTCCAGTCGCGCGCCGTGCCGTCGCCGATCACGGCATAGGGCCAGGCCGCGCGCGGCGGCGCGCCGTCGTAGATGCCGGTCACGACCTCCGCGAACGGAGCATGGTCGCGCAAGGCGGCAACCAATGCGGCCTGAACCGCCATCGCGGCGCCGCTCATCGCAAAAGGTCCGTCACCCCGTCGCGCAGCATCGCAAAACCGGGATCGCAGATCAGCCGGATGGCTGCCGCGCTTGTTGTTATTATCACACCCTCTTCCTCACACTCAACCATGACGTCGGCGGGCAAACGCGCTTGCAACGTAGTGGCGATCGCCGCCTTTGTTGCAGTGGTCCGCTCCGCCGCGATGGCGCCGACCCGCCCCGAAAGCGCTTTCATCATCTTTGTTCCTCCATATGCAGCGTGATGCGATCAGGCGTGCGGGGATCGGCATGGATCGCGCGCACCCGCAGCATTCTTCCGTGCCAGACCATCCGGTCATCGATCGCGATTGCTGCGCCGGGCGCGCGCAGCGTAACCCGCCAGCACGGCATTGCCGCCAGGGCATCGCCCGAAACCTGTGCAGCATGCGCGGCGGGAACGATCTCGGCCCACGCGGTCCCAATCTCGACCCATTCGCCCGCCGCACCCGCCACGGCATCGCGCGCGGGATTGCGCCGCTGTATCGTAACCCGCTCGCGCAATCGCCCGGCCAGTTCGCCCGTGCTCATGCCAGTTGCATCCGGCGCCAGGGCCGCAGCAACGCCGCGACAGCCATCGGCGGCACACCCTCCTCCGCCGCGTCGCGATGCGCATGGAGATGCGCCGCCAGCCGCACGATCCCCTGCCGGATCGCGGGCGGCAGGCTCGCCCAGTCCGTCGCCATCCCGGCCTCGTATGAAATGCGCACGCGTGCCGCGCCGGGCTGCAGCACGCGAACCCAGCCGTCGCCATCCGCATCGATGTCGATCGCATAGCCGTCCACCGGCAGCGCGGACGCCACGCCTTCGACACTGACGGCCTCGACAGCCGTAATGCCGCGCACCGGCAAGCGCGCCAACCGCCGCCATTCGCTGCTCGCGGACATGGTCTCTGCAAAGCCCCGCGCAATCAGCGCCTGCCCGACAAACCCTTCCGCGACATCCCCCGCCGCCGCGATCAGCCCCTGCAAGACCGCATCCTCCAGATCGCCGTCGATCCGCAGATACGCCTTCACCTCGCCCAGCCCGCCCGCCAGCGCAGCCGCCATCCCCGGATCATCGATCACTGCGCATCTCCTGATTTTACGATTGAAAACGAGCGCGACGTGAGCACGCCGTAAAGCCCTCTCCCGTCCTTTGCGGGAGAGGGTTGGGTGAGGGTCTTCTTCTTTTTCAGCTGGTTTGGAGAAAGAAGACCCTCATCCAAACCTCACCCCGGCACCACCAGCCCCGCCGCGATCCCGGCTGCGCCCACGCTGTTCGGATGCGTTCCGTCATCGGTCCACTGCGGCGCATGTGGGGCCCAATAGCCGCTGTCAGCCCCGCTCGCGTACAGATTGCCCGCTTCGATAAACCCGGCCGCCCCGGTCCGCCCGCCACGGATGCCCGCGTTCAGCGCCGCGAAGTTCGGCCATTCGCCGTCGCTGCGCACCACCTGGTCCCCCGGCGTCGTGCTCCAGTTGTTCGTGGCCGACGTCGTGCGCGGCCCCACCGTCGCGGGCCAGATCCGCTTGCCGCCCAGCAGCCCGTGCAGCGTCTGGTGATCCGCCTCCACCTGCGCCACCGTCCGCCCGGCCTTCAGGTCGTTGATCGCATGTTCGGTGATCACATCGCTGAATCCGCCGCGCGCATTCATTGCCGTGACCAGCGCGGACAGTTTCGACGTCACCGCCATCTGCGCCTGGATCGTCCCGCCCGGACAGGCGAGCGACACCCAGGGATAGAGCGGATCGATCGCCCGCTGGAAATAGCCCGCCCCGCCCTTCGCGCCCACGCTCGCCGCGTCCAGCGCGCCGTGCATCACGCTGTCGCCGTTCAGCAGGAAGGATCGCGCCGTCTGGCTCGTCGTCACCGTCCCCATGATCGCGACCGGGCCATAGACATTGCCGCTCGTGCTCGGATTGATCGTGCCGCTGTTGCCGAGGTCGCCCGCCGCCGCGCCGTCGGTCAGCCCCACGACATTGGCGATGCCCGCCGTCTGCCACGCGACCATCGATCCGCCGCTCGCAATCGCGGTCACCACCGTCCGGATCCAGAAGCGCGCGCCCGCCGGGATGGTGATCGCCACCGTATCGCCCGCCGCGAGAAACCCTGCCGACACCACCTTGCTGGCGGCGCCGGCGAACAGGATCGGGGTGAACGTCCCGGCCGGATATTCGACGAACGCCTTCATCGTGAGATTCGCCGGCCCGTTGGTCTCCTGGAAGGTCGATTGGCTGTAATACCAGTTGGCCCAGATCGCCTGCAGCGCGCTGATATCGCCCTGCGGCGAAGCCCAATGCTCGCTGCGGTAGGTGATTGGCGGCGTTACCGAAATCGTGCGCAGCGGGATATAGCCGCGATTGGCGACGAGGCCGGCCACCGGCACGGCGGGCGGCGGACCACCGCCCCCCGCCCCGCTGCGATGCCCCGCGCCCAGATTTGCGCCCAGGCCGAAACCGCTCATCAATAGAGCGCCAGCATGTCGGCCGCCGTCGTCCCCGTCGCGCGCACATATTGCGCCCGAAACGGCAGCACCGCGCCCGCCGGCACATTCTTCCACAGCGCGTCGGTTGTCCCGTTCACGCCGCGCATGGTGATATTCCCCGCAGTGCCGACATACAGCGCCTTGGGAATATCGGTCAGCGGATTGCTGTCGTGCGGCGTCACCGCCAGCGCACGCGTCGATGGCGCCGAGGGACTATCCCCCAGCGTCGCGAAAGTGTCGGTCATTTTCAGGACTCCGTTATTCGGTCATGTCATCCCAGCGAAGGCAGGGATCCAGGTTCAACAATGCGTCAGGTCAGGTCGCCATAAAGGTCGCGCCACTCCGGGTTCGCATTCTCGATCAACTTCAGTTTCCAGGCACAGCGCCACTTCTTGATCGCCTTCTCTCGGGCGATTGCTTCATTCACGTCGGCAAACGCTTCCGCATGGACAAGCATTTTGATGCCATAGCGTTGGGTAAAGCTTTCGCCTCCGCCCGTGCGATGCTGGTGCACGCGATGCGCGAGAGAATTGGTCACGCCCGTGTAGAGTGTGCCGTTACGCGCATTAGCCAGAATACAGACATGATAAGTTTTGCCCATAGTCAGATCGATACTGGATTCCCGCCTGCGCGGGAATGACACATCCATTTATGATCCATTCTTTGTGTCATCCCCGCGCAGGCGGGGATCCAGCCCGACAAAAACACTCAACAAAGTCGGCCATTTTCCACGAAACCGCGATCTTCATCAGCTTGCCACCGTGTCGATCACGACACGGAAAACTTCATCAGCTTGATCGCCTCGCTGTTCACCACGCCCCCGCCGATCCGCTTCACCGCGTAGAAGTTCACGAACGGCTTGTTGGTGAACGGATCGCGCAGGATTTGCGTCTCGCTGCGTTCCGCGATCAGGTAGCCCGCCCGGAAATTGCCGAACGCGATCGACAGCGAATTGGCGGCGATGTCCGGCATGTCCTCCGCCTCGACGACGGGATAGCCGAGCAGCGTGTCCGCCCGCCCCTCGGCCAGCGCCGGCTGCCACAGGAACGCGCCATCCGCCGTCTTGAACTTGCGAATAGTGGATAAGGTCGCCGAATTCATCACGAACGCCGCGCCCTGGCGGTAGGGCGATCGCAGCGCCTGGACGAGGTCGACCAGCTTGTCCTGCGGGTTCGATGCCGCGAACGCGCCCGCCGCGCCCGCCGCAACATATTGCAGCGATCCCCAGGCGCGCACGCTGTCCGCCTCGTTGGTCGTCGTATAGGTCAGGAAGCCCTTCGGCCTGCTCGTCCCATTGCCGTTGACGAAGGCAGACCCTTCGGCCCGCGCGAACTCGGTCGAAATCTCGCCCGCCAGCCATGCCTCGACGTCGAACTGCGCATCGTCCAGCATCGCCTGGCTGGCCGACGGATTGGCGTAGAGATCGCCCGACGGCGGCACGAACTCGCGGAAGGTGGGCGTCGCCATCTCCGGCCGCGCCGCCGTCTCCGCCACCCAGCCGGACGGCGCGCCCCCGGTCATGATCAGCTTCCGATAGCCCGCCGATCCCACTTTCACGACATTGGCGATCCGTCGGATCGGCGAAATCGCGACCAGCGCCGCATCGATCACCGCGTCGATCTCGCGCGGCACCGCATAGCCGCCCGCCGCGTCAGTAGCGCCCGACACGCTCTTCAGCTCGATCCCGCTCTCCATGCCCTTGCGCAGATAGCCGTCGACGAACGGGCTGGACTTCACCCCTGCCCCGCTCAACGCCGGCCGCCCGGCCGCCACGACGGACGCATCCACCCGCGCCCTGAGCGCCGCCATCTCTTCGCGCAACACGCCAACCGCATCCGCCCGCTCAACCGCCTCAAAAGACGCCTCAAGCGCATCCGCCTTCACTTCGTACATGCTTGTTCTCCTTGAAAAATAATCTTCTCCCACTTGGGGAGAGGGAGGGACCCAAGCCAAAGGCTTGGGAGGGTGAGGGCAAGTCTGCCTCGATGTTACTTGCCCCCGCAAATCCACCGTTCGGTTCGAGCAGCATCGAGCGAAGCCGAGATGCGCCCCGCGAGAACCCTTCTTGCTGCGCTCGAAGCAAACAGGTTTTTCAAAAATTTTTGAAAATCGACCGAGTGAGTATTTAGATTTCACTGGTATGCATAAATACGGGCCACTAGGTGTCCCCCAATCAAACATCATTCAGCACAAAGGAGGATATTTGACGAATAATGCCAATTCTAAGCGGCACTCTTCGGCTGGATCGCGAAGGCGATGGTTTCTCCAAACGCCGCAAGGAGATAATTGTTCTTTTTATTCCTCTGATTGTTTTGCTGATTATGCGTGAAACATTTATGGGTCGTACTGCCCTACTTACCAAAGTACCCGCGATTTTTATCGTCCCTGCAATAGCAATAGGCCTCGCAATAGGAATTCGTATTACGTATCTTATAGCTAGATCAGCCGACACAGGACAAACCTTTCGCTTGGTTGTTTTAGGCCTGACATTTGTGTTTGGAACACCCTTTTTGACGTCTTATTTAGCCAGAACAGGCTTTGAGGTTGCAGTGTTCGCTAGCGACTCTGCTCCGACATTTCCTATCGAGGTAGCGGTTACGGCGGTCGGAACCCGGAGAAGCTGGGCAGACGTTAGAGCATATCAAAATGGGCGTGACGTAAAAATCAACGTGACGCGAGAACTCTTTAGCATTTTAGATCCACACCGAAATCCGGGTCGAGATTGTATCCTTATCGTTGCACAAAAAGGGCAATCAGGAGCGGTCCGTGCAATTATTCCGAGTCTATTTGACACCGGCATTAGTATAGACCGACTGAGACCGTGTCCTGCTAGCGTTAGAAGATGGGTGTCCTAATTTCGTCAAAATCAGGGGCTACCATGCTCCGCCTCCACCATATGAACCCGCGCTGCCGGCTGCATCGGAAACGTCACGACGCTCACCTCCACCAGCTCCAGATCGGTCAGCTCCCGCCCCGCCCCCGCGTCACCACCGCCGCGCACCCGATAGCCGAACGACAGGCCGCTCACCCCGCCCTCGCCCAGCATCGCCGCCGCCTCCCGCGCCGCGCCGGATCGCGCCGACAGCCGGCCGATCACGCGCAGCCCGCGCTTGTCCTCAGCCAGATAATCGATCCGCCCGATCGGCCGCGCCGGATCATGCTGCCACAACAGCGGCACCCCCGCCGCGCCGGCCTTCACCGCCCGCGCGAACGCGCCCTTGCGGATCACGTCGCCCGACCGGTCCGCCCGGTCGAACAGCGCGGCATAACCCGCGAAGCGGACGGCGCTCATATCCACCGCGTTTCACGCGGTCCCCCTCCCCATGAAATCATGGGGAGGAACTTGGCGGCCCGCATCACCTGAAATACTCCGCCAGCCCGAACCGCATCGCCAGCCCCAGCACCACGCCCGCCAGCACGACGCGCACGATCCACCCGACGAATGCGTTGCGCGCCGACGCCTTCGCATCGCGCCACGCCTGCAGCAAAGTGCGCAATTCGCTGATGTCGCGATGCGCCGTCGGGTCGGTCAGGCCCAGCCGCTCCAGCGCCCGCTGCACCGCCATCTCGCTCGCCTCCTCGGCCAGCGCCCGCAACGTCACCAGCGACGCCCCCTCCCCCTCCGCCTGCGCGATCAGGCGGGCCAAAGTCTCCGATGCCATATGATTTCTCCTCGTCTCCCCCCTCCCTTTCAAGGGAGGGGATCAAGGGGTGTGTGCGCGTGTGCGCGCGCCAAAAAATATAGCTGCCACGGGTCCAGCCACAACCGGCGCCACAGCCCGCTCACGTTTCTAGCTGAGCGCGGAAATCAATCTTCGTTTGGATTGTCGCGCAGTCCGAGCCTTGCGCCAAATCGTCGCCACAACCAAACGATCAACAAAATTCCGGCAACCCAGGGCGACAAGCTGATCACCAACATCAGCATCGTCGCCAGGCCAGAAATGATATTTGCCCAGCCGTCCTTAACCGCGCCCAGTATCGGTCCGTCACTGAAGCCAGGGTCTACGCCGCCCGAGACATAATCGAAACGCATTGGGGTTCGTGCCAGCTTCACAGCGGCATCGGCGCGCATGCCTCGAGAAGCGCGCTGCGCATCCGAGAGGCCTAACATCCGCGCCTGCAACTGCATTCGCTCATTCCCACCCAAGCCGGGCTTTGCGAGTTGTGCAGCAATCTCGGCTTGCTCGGACTTGATTGCCGACACATCGCGATCCACATTTGCTACTGTTGAGCCTACTTCTTCGCTCTCGATGCTTGCGTCGGCCAACATACCGCCCTGCGCCATAACCGCGTCCACACTTTGCTTGCCGAAGCGGCGTGCGATTTCGGGAGCCAGCTTTAGCTCAAGTGAAGCGTTGATCATCCGGTTCTGGCCAGCCTGATAGGTCATCCCTGTCACGCGGCAGCGTACCGGCGTCAGCGCCTCGCATTGCGCCGCGTGCTGCTCTTGTACCTTCGCCAGCCGATCGATGGGCAAGCGAAAACCATAGCGGTACGACAACGCTACGCCAGCAACCTGTGCTGCACCAATTTTCGGGCCGGCGGGACTGGAGGGTTGGTCGGCCTCCCCAGAAGTGGGAGCCTCCATATTGGATTTGCTGCATCCTGCTCCGAATAAGGCTAGTCCGATAATTATAAAACGCATGCCACCTCCATCTCATTCATGCACGCTAGCTACATTCGACGAGATAGAAAACCATTCCTGCAAGGCCCCTCTAGCTAACAACCCACCATCGCCCGCTTCTCTTCCGCCGTCAGAAAATCCGCCCCGCCCACCATCGCCCACAGCCGCTCGCGATCCTCGCTCAGCGCGGGGATGGCGTCGCGGTCCGGGATCAGCGTCAGCCCTGGCCACCAGACGCGCAGCCCCTGCGCCAGCCCGGCCGCGATCTTGTCGACCAGCGGCAGGATCGTCTGGCGCCACACCGCCCTGTTCGCCTCGGCATAGTTGGCGTGGGTATTGTCGCCGGGCAGGCCGAGCAGCAGCGGCGGCACGCCGAAGGCCAGCGCGATCTCGCGCGCCGCCGCCGCCTTCAGCCCGACGAAATCCATGTCCGCCGGGGTCAGGCTCATCGCCTGCCATTTCAGCCCGCCTTCCAGCAGCATCGGCCGCCCGGCATTGCCCGCGCCGGCGAAGCTCGCCTCCATCTCCGCCCGCAGCCGCGCATGCTGGTCGGGCGAGAGCGCCGCCCCCGGCTCGCCCGGATCATAGACCAGCGCGCCGGACGGCCGCGCAGCATTGTCGAGCAGCGCCTTGTTCCAGCGCGTCGCCGCGTTGTGGATCGCCACCGCCCCCGCCGCCACGCCGAGACACCCCAGCCCGTAATGATCGTCCACCGGATGCGGCGCCTTGATGTGCAGGATGGCGGGCTTGCCCGTGCCGTCCCGCGCGGGCAGCCGCGTCGTCCGCTCCCCGGCGCGATAGACATAGGCGACCGGCCAGCCATCCGCCCCCGGCTCGATCGTCACCCGCTCGGGCCTGAGCGCGAACAGCTCGGCCGGCGCGCCGCCCGCGTCCTGCACGATCTGGATAAAGCCGTTGCCGTGCAGCAGCATGTGCATCGCGATCGTCTCGACCAGCGATTGCCCGGCCGACGTCGCTGCGATCAGCCGCCCCGCCTCGGCCGGATCGGCACGCATCGGCACGCCGCCCGCGCCTTCGGCCACCAGCCGCACCGCGCGCTGCGCCACCGGGTTGCCCAGATAGGCGTCACGCAGCTGCGCCTCGTAACCGCGCGGCCATTCGCCATAGCCCGCCAGCCCGATCGCGCTGCGCAATAAATCCGGCCGAGCGACACCCCGCACACCCTTCCGCCCAAACAGACGCATGCAAATCTCCTGTATCTAAAAATCCTCCCCACATCGTGGGGAGGGGGACCATCCGCAGGATGGTGGAGGGGGAGCGCGGCCAGGCGCATCGGTGCGGAGTCACCTCCCAAAGCCACCGTCACGCAAGGCAGCCGAAGAGCCAGGCGGTCATCAGAACGCGCCTCACAACCCCCACACCCGCGGCTCGGGCCGGCTCTCCAGCATCAGCTCGGTCAGCGCCCACACCAGCGCGTCCGCGCGGTCGGGGGATCGGCCCGGCCCGGCATAGTCGCCGCCCACGATCAGCCCGCACAATTCGTCCTCGAGCGCGGTAAAACACCCCGCGTGCCAGGCCTTGCCGGATTCGTAGAGCGCCGCCACCGGCTCGGCCCGCGCCACCTTGCCACGCGCGGCATGGACTGAGCGGATCGGCATCGTCGCATCCACCGCGTGCAGCACGCTTTTCACCATCGCGCCGCCATTGTTCACCTCCGCAATCACCCGCTCCGCCCGCCAGCGCGCCGCCGCTGCCGCCACCGCCCGCGCCCAGCCTTCGGGCGAGCGGCCCTGCACGCTGGCGTCGTCCAGCACATAGCCGCGCCCGTCCTCGCCCAGCCCGACGACGACGATGCCGCACGCATCGGCGCCGTCGCCTGCCCCCGCCGGCGGATCGACGCCCACCACTACGCGCCGCATCTCGGGCGTCGCATCCTTCGCCACGCGCTGCGTCTCGATCAGGTCGCGATCCCATAGCGCGCCTTCGATGCTGTCGATCAGTTCGCCGTCCAGTTCCTGCCGGCCCAGCCGCGTGCCGCCATAATATTCGTCCATCGCGTTCAGATAATCCCGCGCGAGAATGCCCGCATTGTCCCGCGTCCGTCCCCGCGTGATCGCCACGTCCTTGCGCGCCGGGCCGGCCAGCATCCGCACCAGCGGCACGGGCCGGGGCGTCGTCGTCGCCACGGTGCGCGGCCGGACGCCGATGCGCAGGGTCAGGCTCAGATTTTCCCACACCGTCAGCCCGTTCGGCCATTTGGCGATCTCGTCCGCCCAGGCGAAATGATGCTGGCTGCCGCGCAGGCTTTCGGGTTCCGCGGCGGAAAACAGCGTCGCGATCGTGCCGTTCGGCCAGGTCAGCTTGTGCAGCGAAGGCTCGTACACCGGCCGCCGGTCGATCGAAGCTACGGCGAGCAGCCCGCTATCCCCTTCCACCATCACCCGGCGGGTTTCCGCCATCGTCGCGCCCACCAGCGCGATCCGCATGCGCGGCCGCGTCTCCGCGATCTCGCGCACCCACTCCGCCCCCGCCCGCGTCTTGCCGAAGCCGCGCCCGGCCAGGATCAGCCACGTCCGCCAGTTCCGCGCCCTGGGAGTCCGTTGCGCCGGGCGGGACCAGAACCCCCAGTCGCTGCCTACCGCCGCAGCGGTCGGCTGATCCATCCGGTCGAACAAGGCATGGACATGCTCCGGGCCGAGCAACGCAAGCCGCTCCGCCATCGACAGCATCCACGTGCGGCGGGGCGTTTCTTCCGTCATTGCTGGCTGATTTCCTTGAATATCGTGATGCCCCAACACATCCCTTGCCTCCGGCGAAATCCTGACCCATGCCCCATCACGCACGACCACGCGGAAAGTCCCCCATGCGCACAAAGCTCGGCACCTGCCTGAAAAAGGCGCGCTTCCAGACCGAACAGGACGCGCTTGCGGCCGCCCGGACCGCCACCATCCCGCTCAGGCATTATCGCTGCGACCGCTGCCGGCAATACCACCTCACCAGCCGCACCAAGGGCAAGCGCGCGCCAGCGCCGGACAACCGCGTCAGCCGCGGGCCGGCGCTGCAAGTTTGCAACAGCCCAATCCCGTTCGTGTCGAGCGAAGTCGAGACACCCCTCACAGCGTCCCTCGACTTCAGCTAAAAGCTGAATTTATCCGGGGCGCCCGCCCAGCGTCCCGCACCGTCATTCCCGCGAAGGCGGGAATCCGGCTTCTCGGCGGATGCGCCTGCGAACCTCGGACCACAGCCTTCCCATAACCGTCATGCCAGCGCAGGCTGGCATCCATGTCCTTCGCCAGCATGAGGTGCACCGGGGGCAACTCCCGACAACCTCGACCATTTCACCGATCCGCAATCAGCGCCCCTCACCCAGCCCCCGCCATCTCGCATTCCCCCTCATAATCCTCCTCCAGCTCCGCGTCGTCGGGCTTGCCCAGCAGCCGGTTGCTGATCGCGATCACCTTGGCGCGTAGCGCCTCGCGGGTGTCGGTGCTGGTTTCGGCGGCCAGCGCGGCGATGCGGGCGCGGCGCTGCATCACGCTGTCGCGGTGCATCTTCAGGAGCCGCATCGCGTCGGCGGTCGATATCTGCGGCACCTCGCGCACCCGCTCGGCATCGCCTTCCAGCAGCACGCGCTGATAGTCGATCGCGCGGTTCAGCATCATCGTTTCCAGCATGTCATACGCGCCGTCGATCGCGTCATCCCACGCCAGGCGGAACGCGATGTCGGTGCGCCGGTGCTGATAGACGGTGCTCGACGCGACCCCCGCCGCCTTGGCGGACGCGGTGACGTTGGCGCTCCCCGCCAGTTCGTCCAGGAATTTGCGTTTCTTCCTGTCGTGAAAGCTCCGCGCCGTTTCCGCGCGCAGTTGCAGCCCCGCCGTGCCGTCGCCGCGCACCTGTGCCTGGATCATCTTCGCCATCATCCGCTCCGGACATGAAAAAGGCCGGCAACGCGGGTGCGTTCCGGCTCAGCTACAATTCTTCAGTATGCCCGCCTTGTGCCATAACAGCGTGACGCTGGGCGTTGTTATATTTCGCGTACCCAAGCGCACAGGCAGGTGCTAAATGAGCGCCATTGATCTGCGCGATCTCTGTCTTGGCTTATTCGGCAAGGCAGAGGGGGGGGAATTGTTCGCCGTGATTTTTGCGTACCTGGATGAAAGCGGCACCGATCTAGCCTCTGTGAGAAACCATGTCGTTATCGCAGGCTTCTTCGCGCCTTTGGATTTGTGGTTGCCAGTTATGCGCGATTTCAACGCTGAGATTGATCGCGTGGGCGTGAAACCGTTCCATCGCGTACACTGTAATAGTCGGCGCAAGCTTTACTATGGTTGGACGGAAAAGCAGGCCAAGGATCACATTAACAACCTGTCGCGGGTTGTTGGGCTTAGTCAGGTTCAAAGTGTCGTAGCGTCATTCGACGGGGAATGGGCCTCCATGGGCCTTAGTCCACAGTTGCAGGCGCGTTACCCTCACCCATACCACCACTGTTTTGAACAGGTGATGGATGAGATAGTCAGGCGGGCGAGCTTCTTCGGAGAAGATAGAATAGCGGTCATAATGGAACGGCAGGACGAGTTTTCCGTGCGCGCGCAGCAGATTTACGACCTGTACCAGTACAATGGAAAATGGGGCGAAATAAACCACTTCTCCTATGCTGACAAAAACTCATGTCCGTATCTGCAAACCGCTGATTTGCTAGCTTGGGAAATTCGCAGGAGCTTGTCGAATTTGTCCCGGAACATCAGGGACACTGCCGAATATCCCCTGATAAATCGGATTATGGGGCGACCCAACTTCAAGGAAGATGACTTAGGCAGAGTGTTGAACGAGGCCGCATTGCGTAATGTTTTTTCGAAGCCGGAGGGCGTGATCAACATGCCTCCGGGCTTCAAGTGGTCTTAATGCCCGAGCGTTCTCGCATGAGCTGATCCAGCTTTTGCTCAGCCTCGATGGGGTTTAGTTCGCCAGCGTCCACCATTTCGCGAACGGTCTCGCGGAACTTTTCGCTTTGCTCCTCGGGCGTCATCCCCGGCTTTTTCTTTGGCAT